AAAAAGATGTTCAAGATAGATTAATTTATTCAAAACCAGAATATTCAACTGAAATTACTACAGAAGATCAAACACCAGAATTACTTAAACCTTCTCGAGTAACAGGAATTAAAAATCCTAAAACAGAAGGTGAGAAAACACTTAACAAACAAATACAAGACGTAAATAAAATTAATGATGTTGCGGACAAGTTAGGTATTACAGATGCAACAAAAATGACGGACAAACAAATTAAACAAGTTGCAATTGAATCTAATGTACCTGAACAACAGGTAAGAGGATATCTTAATGTACCAAAAACCACTGGGCAACCGACACCTCCTAGCCCAGGAACACAGACAGCAGCTAATGCAGCTAACTTACAAAGCGGTAACTACAATGATGGAGAAGTTCAAGCATTAGTTAACGACAGAAGCAAAACTTTAAACGCAGCTAAGTCTATACAAAAAGATCCTACACTAGCTGAAGAATTCGGTGCATTTAAAAGTCAGCTAGCAAAAATCACTGGAGATTCTAATGATAATTTAAATAATCTTATCGCTATGAAAGCAGCCTCTCAATTGTTATCAGGTAAAACAAGAGAGAAAGGAGTTAGAGGATTTTTAGATGTGGGCGGACAAGCTTTAGGAGCTTCTGCAGATATGATGTTCCAACTAGCATTAGCACAAAAAAATCAAGATATGAAATTAGCGGAAGCTTTTTTAAAAGTTAAAGCCAAAAAAACAGGAACTAAAATTGGTGTAGGAGAAGATGTAACAGTACGAGTTAATGATCCATCTGCTCCTGGAGGATTTATAAATAAAAAACTTGCTAAAGGAGAAGATGGTAAGTTTTATGAAAGAAAATTTGTACCAGGCGTAGGACAACAATTTGTTGAAGCTTCTTTCACAGGAACAGATCAAAAACCTAATAATGATAAAATTAATTTTAATGCTTCTCAATTATTTGAAAACAAACGAGGTGGAAAAATGATTGAATATGTTATTGATAATGCCTTAACTGAAGCAGGTCCTAAAGCTGCTTTTGGATTAATGACAGAAAGAGCATTTGGTACTTTTGATTTCTTAGCAGGAGAACAAGGTGGATTAGGTAATAAAACTGCATCCGTTGATGCAGAAATTAAAAACATCATGGCTAAGAATACAGAAACAGGTTTATTAAGTGATGTGACAAAAGGAGAAAAACTACAACAACAATATGAAAAAGATATACAAGATGCTATAGACAATGGAGCTAAACGAGTTGAAAAAGAATTAAAACGAGCAGGTATCATTGCAAAAGATTATAGACCTACAGAGGAAGATTTAACTAAATACACTAAACTTGCACTTATTGAGCAACGTATGAAATATATTGTTGCGAATGCAAACAAATCAGAAGATCGATTAACACAAAAAGATATTGATAATGCTGCACAAAGAACTCAAATTATTAAATTTATTGCATCTCCAAGAGAGATTAGAAAGAACTATGAAAATTTAAGAGAAGAGTTTAGAGAAAAAGCTTCTAATTATTTATTACAATTTAAATTAAATGGAGGTTCAGAAGACTTTATTCAAACAAACTTTATGGATATTCCAGGAGTAAGAGACACTTATGGTGCATCAAAACGAGAATATGCATCTAGTCAAATGACTAAAAATAAACCAACACGAAATGATATCTTAAGTACAATACCAATTGCGGGAGGTAAGTAATGCCTACAATTCAAGAATTACAAACAGCAATTGATAATAAACAAATCGATACAAGAAAACTAGAACCTATACAATTACAAGCATTAGACGAAGCTTTTAAATCAGGGGAATTAAAAGGTTACGAAGGTATTAAAGACTATGAAAGATTAATTGATTTAGGAGCACAAAGTGTTGCTGGAACTAAAGAACAAAGATTAAAAGCTTTTGAAACCGCTACAGGTGTTGATAGAGGAGACTTGGTATTAACAGGAGCTGCGGGTATGGCGATGGTTCCTTACATGAAAAATCAACAAGCTTTATTAGAAGCATTTCAAAAAAATGGCTTTAGAGATTATTACGGTGTGGATAATAGATTTGGAGGAATGGCGGATATATATGGAAAAAGATTTTCCGTATTATCAGATAGATTAAAAAAATTACCTAAGATACCAGGTATTGCAGGGGCTCCAATAAGAATATTATCTAATGTAGCAGGTTGGGCAGATGATACGATAGACCTATTTCAAAAATATGCAAGAAGAGGAGCATCCCCAGCATTAGCTACAGAAGCAGAATCTATTTTAATGGGTGCTGCTGGAGCAGCTGGAGGTTCAGCTTTATATGAAATAGGTAACTTAGGATCTGACTTTGTAGGTGCTACTAACCAAGATATGGCTAATCTTAGTGATAATGATATTAGAAAAATGAAATTTTCTGATCGATTACTTTATAATTCATTAGTAGAAGCGCAAAACGATATTCTTTGGGCTGGAGGTGCATTAGGACTTATACCAGCAGTTAGATTTGCAGGCAGAGGACTAAAAGGTTCATTAGGATTGAATTCAGAACAATCTAAAGCAATTGCAAGACAATTTGAAAATCTTGGATTAAAACCTAACATTGCAGCATTAATACCAGGAGACAATGCTTGGCAAAATTTCTTTAAAAAATTCTTTACTACCATTGGGGTATATCCAATCGTAGGAGGTCCTTTAACTAAATTTAATAGAGAATTTAATCAAAAACTAACTCAAGAAAAATTTTTAGAAGTTATGGAATCATTAGAGCTTCCACCTAACGTTAATAATAGTATTATGAACTATGCAGGAGCTAATGAAATTAAAAACGAATGGAAACGAGTATGGTCTGCTATTAAAGATGAATATGATGGATTTAGAAAATTTTACGAAGATATAGGTAATCCTAATTTTATTCCTACTAGAGAAGTCAAAGAAACAAGTAGAAAATTAATTGAAAGATTAAAAGAAGTATATCCTGAAAGAAGTTCTTTATGGGATAGTTATTTAACTCCTGCTGCTGGTCAAATGAGAAAATTAAGTGAGGTAGATGATCCTATGGTCACTTATTTAAATTATTTAGAAGAAGTAGGAAAACAAGATCACATTAGAATAAGTGATTGGTTAGGTTTATCTAAATTACAAACAGCAGCTTACAGTGCATCTAACTATAAGAATGTAAATGATCAACTTATTATGGTTCGATCTGCATTAGAAAGAGATTTGAATAGTCTATCAGATGCTACTCAAAGAGATACATTGAAAAAAATATTTAAAGACGATTACAATCAATTAGTACAAGAACAAGGTCCTGCAGCAGGAGAAGCTTTTATTGATTCTAGAATTAGAACTGCAGAAGCTGCATTTGGAAGATTAAAAGAAGCGAACACTTTTTATTCTATGGTATTGAGACCTTTTGAAAAAACAGCGGTAGGAAGAAAACTAAGAGCACAAGATGCTAAGTTGTTTGCGGACAAAGGTATTGAAATGGTAGGAACTGCTTCACTTGCACCTGATGAAGTGTTTGATAAAGTTATTACAAGAATATTAGCATCTGATAGTCCTGATTCTGTTAGACAATTAAAACAAATTTTAGGATTAACTAAATCAGAATACAAAATATTTAATGATGCAGGACAAGTTGTAAGAACAGTTAAAATTCCTGAAAGTAAAGAATCTAGAGCTGTATATGATAGATATGTAAAACAATTTTTTTGGAATGCTTGGAATGATTCAACTACTAGTCCGTTAAAAGATTTGGGTGGATTATCTGCACAACAAATTGGAGAAAGAGCTAGAGCAGCTGGTTTTGTTAAACCAAGATGGCAAGAGCTTGCAGCAGATGTAGAACAAAGAGTTAGAAACAAAGCTAAAGTAAATGAAACATTTGATGTTACACAAATAGATGGAAGAGTATTTACTCAAGGTAAAGGTATTGCAAATCTTAATGAAGGTTTAATTGCTAATCATAATTTCGGTGAAATTAATATAGATAACTTTGCAAAAAGAATTGGTATTGATAGTCCTCAAGGACGAGACAAATTAAGAGAAATGTTTGGTGGAGGACAAAGAGGAGACTTAGCGGTTAAAAAACTACAAGATTTAATTGATGTTAAACGTGCTGTAGATACTGTTGATTTTACAGATCCATCTAAATTCGTACAAAGATCACTAACCTTAAGAGCTGGTTCAGGAAGTGGTATTGTTGCTGGAGCTTCCGCAGCGGCTTTTGGTATTGGACAAACTTTACAAATTATTCTTGGAGGTAGAATACTTGCAAGTATATTAGCAAGTCCTAAACTTGCAGAAAATGTTATGGATATGAATAGATATTACAGAACATTGTCTGACGATCCAAATGTATCTAAAATTGCACCACAATTAATGCCTAGAGCTAGAACAGCTTACGCAAGAGCAGTAAATAGTATTTTTGAAAATGAAGGAGATGATTTTAGAGTAGATCCAAATAATATTGATTTTGAAGAAGTACGACAAAAATTATTATCTTTACAACCTAATATTCCTTTAAAAGCAGGATTTAATTTTGAAATGTTACCTCAATTTACAAGAGATAGAATTTATCCTGAATATAAATATGCAAGTCAATTAGATAGAAATCAGGTTATGGAAGGCGAAGAATTTATGCAAGGTGCTAATTTAATGGCACAAAGCGATCAACAATTTGATGCAGTGGCAAACGGCAATCCAGTAGAGCAAATGCCTCAACAACAAATGCCACAAGTGCAGGGTTCTCAATTAGAGATGCCACAAGCTCCTATGGGAGTAACACCGACCACTGGACAACAACCTGGACAATTTGCATCTTTATTTCCGCAAGATACATTAGGTCAAGCAATTGCTCAACAAAGAGGATTTAATGATGGTGGATTAGTAGAGGATGCATACGCACGAGCAGATGAGGTTTTAAATGCGTAAAAAATCAGCTTTACAAAAAATAGAAGAACACGAAAAACTTTGCAGAATTATGCAAAAACAAACTTTTGCAAGAATTGCTAGATTAGAAAAGTGGATAATTAGTGGTTTATTTGCAATAGTTTTATCTTTACTTTCCAGTCACTTTGGTTCATAAGAACTGAATGAAATTCATAGAAGAAGAAACTCACATCTCATTAACTGATTACAAATTAATAAATAAATACAACTATAAGAAGTATTCTAGAGCAGAAGATCCAGAAACAGGAAAAAGATTATATGCTGTAGATGGAACTAAGTTACCTAGTGTAACAACGATTTTAGGAGCGACAAAAGACCAAAGCGCTTTAGATGCATGGAAAAAAAGAGTAGGCGAGGCAGAAGCGGATAGAATTAAAAACGAAGCTGCACTTGTTGGTACTGAAATGCATTTAGTCATAGAAAAATATATCCAAGGAGAAGGGTATTTAAATCTATCAGAAACAGGAGCTAAAGCTAGAAAGATGGCTCATACCATATTAAGTAAATGTAATGATATTACAGAAGTTTGGGGTAATGAAGTAAGTTTAGCTTATCCAGAAAAATATGCAGGCGCAACAGATCTTGTTGCAGTTGCAAATGATAAGCCTACCATATTTGATTGGAAACAAACAAATAAACCAAAAAGAGATGAATGGGTAGAAGATTATAAATTACAGTTAGGAGCATACAGTTTAGCTCATACACAAATGTATGGTCCAATAGAAGCAGCTTGTATACGTATGTGTTCTAGAAATTATGAATACCAACAATGGTTATTACAAGGTACAGAATTAAAAAACTATCAAGAAAAATTTATGGAACGATACGAAAAGTTCTTGTCAATTTCTAAATAATAAGTATATTAAAAGTGTAAAAACAACTTGTTTGGGCTACACTGTGGTAGCCCAAACATTAAACGTTTATTGACAAGATAAGCATTCATCAGACCCTTCGTCTAATTTTGCTAACGCTTCCTGTTTACATTCATTACTGCAAATTGTTTGATGCTCATGAATAGCTTCAAATTCTTTTTTACAAATTGCACATTCTTTTTTCATTATTCTTCATCCTCTTCATCTTCGTCTTCATCAAAAGAATCTTCCTCTTCTACTTGATCGTCTGCTTCCATTTCCCAGGCTTTATCTCTTAGTTTTGTAAGATCCTCTTCCATTCTATCAATGATATCTTCGATTGTTTCTTCTTTTTTATTTTTTGGCATGTTGTCCTCCTTGGGTTAGACAAGAATGCTAACCCAAGAAAGAGATAAGAGATACCTTGATAAAATTATTTTATGTTAATAAAATCAAGCTCTTCTTCAGTCCAAGGCCACATTATTTAACCTTGATTTCCTGAGCTTTTATTTCTTCTGGTTCATTAACACCTAATTTAACTGTTAATATACCGTCTTCCATTTTAGCTTCATCTACAACAACATCATTTCTCAATGAGAATTGTTTAAAGAATTTTCTAGCTGCAAGACCTTTTTCGATATATTCTTTTTCCTTGTCATCTACTTGACCAGCAACAGTTAATATACCGTCTTTGTATTCAACTTTGATATTCTTTTTATTGAATCCAGCTAAACCTAGTTCAATTCCGTACTCACCTTTTCCGTATTTTACCACATTGTAAAATGGAAACGATTGTACTTTTGATAAATTCATAAACATTTCGTCAAATGAATCACCAAATAATGTGTTTGATTTATTCCAAAGATCTTTTTGGAATTTGTTAATTATATCTAAACCTGTCATATTAACCTCCTTGTTATAAGCAAAGTTTATGGGCCAACCCTATTGTTGCACCGCAAACATTATATAATAACGTTAACTAGAGTTTCAAGTAGTAAATAATTTACAGTAAATTAAATATCAAATTAACAAGGAATTAAGCCACTTTTGTTGCACCCCTTTACATAATTCTGTTACAGTAAATCATGTAAAGGAGTTATTATGAATAAAACAAATAAAGGCATTACAATAAATGATGATGACCAAGATTGGGGTTCATCTGGTTTAGATAACTATTTAAGCCAATCTTTAATTTCATCACCAAGTGTTTTAGATGCTAATTTATCTTTATTAGATAAAGAAGATAATACACGTTCATCTAAAGTAGATTGACATATAATATCAGTATACAAAACAGTTTTGGTTTGTCCTGATCTATGCGCTCTGTCTTCAGATTGTTTTCTAACTTCAAAGTTAAATGAATTAGAAAAGTAAACTACATTGGTTGCTGCAGTCAAAGTAAGACCAAATCCACCCGTAGACGGATTACCTACAAAGAATCTACAGGTATCATCTTCTTGAAAACGTTTCATGGCTAAAGTTCTTTTAGCTGAATCTACTGCACCATAGTTAGCAACAACAGATTGTTTACCATATTTTTCTTCTAAGAATTTAATAATAGATTCAATACTATAAATGTAAGTAGCCCAGATAATCATTTTACCATCTGATTCATCAATAATATCTGACAAAGCATGAAGTTTAGGATTTTTAAATTCTTTAATTACTCCATCATTTGTTTTAACAAAACCATTAGCTACTTGGTGTAGTTTAATAATTTCAGTTAATTTATTATTATAAGAAACAGTATCATCTTGGACAATAGCAATAGCTGCTTGTCTAAGACTTTCATAAACTTTTTTCTGTTCTTCATTCATTTCAACATAACGTTTCGCATATTGTTTAGGAGGTAAATCTAAACATTCATCTTTAGTTACACGGAAAGAAAACTTAGATAATTTTTCTTCTAACTCTTCCATACGTACATAGTATTTAGGTATTTCAGTATAACGACCTCCACCTAAATCTAATCTATGTGTAACACAATAACGACTTCTAAAAGTATAATAAGAAGTAAATCCTAAATGATGGGGACTTAAAAAATCACACTGTGTATATAAATCTAAGGGAGATTTAGTAACAGGAGATCCTGTAAGTATTCTTCTATACTTAGAATATTCAGCTAAGTTTAATACATTTTTTGTACGAATAGCTTTATGATTTTTAACTGTAGTGCTTTCATCAATAATAGTTAATGCTTTATGTTTTGATAAATATTCTACAGCAGCTTTATAACCACGAGGCGTAGATAAAGCTTCTACATTCATACAAAAGATAGTTAAATCTTTATTCTTTTTATAAGCTTCTTTTAAACGTTTTGGTTTATCTATGTTCCAAGCATAAATAGAATATTCTATGTCTGGAGACATATGTTTTTTAATTTCATCAAAGGCCCAAACTGTATAAACAGATTTAGGAGCAATGATTAAGACACCAGTAATACCTTTATGTAAGCGTAAAAGAGCAATATTATCTATCGCAACTTTTGTCTTACCCGTACCCATTTCCATAAAGAATGCATAGGAATCTTTGTCCCAAGATTTTTCTAATGCAGTTTTCTGATGCTTGTAAGGTGGGGTTTTGTAGTTAAACAAGTTCAACATAATAGTTGACATATAATTATTAATGTTTATATAGTCAAGTAATTAAATATAGGAGGCCATTTATGGACTTAGAACAACTAACAACGATAAATATAAAAACTGATAAAGTCAAAGATATTGCAGATCATTGCAATAAACTTCTATCCCAAAATAAAAAAGTTGAAGAAGCAGAATTAGCTTTACAAGAAGCTAAATCTGAACAGGCTCGATTATCTGAGGAGGTTATTCCTGCTCTGATGTCAGAAGCTGGTGTTTCTAGACTTGATTTAGAGGATGGATCTTCAGTTAAGGTTTCTCCTTATTACTATGCGAAAATCCCAGAGGAAAGAAAAGCGGATGCTTTTGAATGGCTCCGTAAAAATAATGCTGGTGATTTGGTTAAAAATAATTTAACCCTCTCGTTTGGTAAAGGGGAAGATTCTGAGGCAGCAAAAATAAAAGCTGAATTAGAATCAAAAGGACTGGTCGTCGACCAAAAGGAAGATGTCCACTGGCAAACTCTTAGAGGATTTGTGAGAGATCAAATCGAAAAGGGTGTAAATATACCTTCCGATTTATTTGGATTGTATATTAGTCAGAAGACCAAAATAACAACTAACAACTAACACATAAGGAGCAAAAAATGGCAACACAAAAAGCCAACTCTTCAGCGGTGGTCGAAAAGACTACAGCTGCACCTCCATCATTAGACATTTCTTCTTTAGAGAAGTTTGCTGGTGCTGGAGCGGAAAATGTTACATCACAAGATGTATCACTTCCATTTCTTAAAATTCTCACTAGCAATTCACCTCATGTAACACAAGGTGATTCAAAGTTTATTGAGAATGCAAGACCAGGACAAGTAATTAATACTGTTCTGAATAAACTGTATAACGGTAAAGACGGATTTAAAGTCGTACCGTGTTTTTATAAATTCGAATATGTAGAATGGGCAGACAGAGGTAAAGCTGATTCGCTTGCACCTGTTAATTCTTATCCTGCAGATTCAGACATCATGACTAAAACTAAAAGAGGTGATGATAGAAAAGATAGATTGGACAATGGTAATTACATTGAGCCAACTCATTATCACTATGTTTTAATTGTAGATGAGAATGATCAACCTGCTGAAACAGCGGTCATTGTTATGAAAGCCACTCAAGCAAAGAAATCTAAGAAGTGGAATTCAATGATGTTATCTCAAAGACGAAAAGGCAAGAATGGCTTTTTCCAACCACCAACATGGTCTCAAATCTATACTTTGAAAACTGTGTTAGAAAAGAATAATTTAGGTTCTTGGTACGGTTGGGAAGTAGAACATACTAAAGACATTCCTAATGCAACTTTAATGGAAGGTGCGAAAGCTTTCTATGAAACTTGTTCTAAAGGAATGGCTAAGGTTAGTCTATCTCAAGAGAACGAGAATACTGCGGAGGCTACACCGTTTTAATTATGGAGTCGCTAGATTTTTTTAGCGACCTATTCGGTGGATTAGACTCTGCTTACGGTACCTACGAGCTAAATGGGGCTCGTAGGTCCGATGGTAAAGCTGAAGGAAAGGCATTTACTAAGAAAGGCGCTGTAACAAAAGAATTATTTCTGAAACACCTCAAAGGTGAATTGTCTTTAGGTATTGTACCTATTATGAAAGACAATAACTGTAAGTGGGGATGTATTGATGTAGATAAATATAATTTAGATATTACATCTACAATTAAAAAAATTAGAGATAATAATATTCCTTTATTTCCATACAGATCTAAATCTGGTGGATTACATTTATTCTTACATATTGATGGAGTTATACCTGCATCGGATATGATTTCTAAATTAACAGAGATTGCTGGTGTACTTGGTTTTGGAGATTGTGAAATATTTCCTAAACAAAGAACCATTAATGTAGAATTAGGAACCATTGGTAATTGGTTAAATCTTCCTTATCACAACGCAGAGATGACTATGCGTTACGCAATAAACGACAACGGCCACTCGATACCTATTGATGCATTAGAAGCAGCAGTAAAAAAATATTTAATTAAACCAGAAGATTTTTACAAGATAGAAGCAAAACTAGAACATGAGGATGATGATATGTTTAATGAATATCCTCCATGTGTTCAAGCATTTATGACACAGTCTATGGAAGCAGGAGGTCGTAACGAAGCTTTATTTAACGTAGGTGTCTGTATGATTAAGAAGTTAGGTAAAGATGGTGCATGGGAAAATGATCTTCATGAAGTAAATAAAAATTGGGGAGAGAATGCATTACCTGCAAATGAAATTAAAAATACTATTATTAAATCTTTAAATAAAGAAAAGGAATATAATTACAAATGTAATACACCACCTGCAAAAAGATTTTGTAATCAAGACTTATGTATCAAAAGAAAATTAGGTATTGGTAAAGGTAACTATAGTTTTTCTGTAGATTCATTTCAAAAGATAAATACCAAACCACCTAAATATATTTTAACGATAGATAAAAAACCTGTAAGACTTACAGGACAACAATTGTGTCAGCAACAATTATTAAAAACAGAATTGTTTGATACAGATATTGTTTGGAAAACTATGGAGAAGGAACAATTTCATCTATGGTTAAATTATTTAAAATCAATTCAAACAGATGTAGAAGGATATGACTTTACCGATGATGATAAAGATGAGTTTCAATATTTGTTTAAAAACTTTATTGATGACAATCAAGTTGCAGATCATATTACTCAAACACAAACTGATTATGTCTATGAAGAAAACAATTATTTATTTTTTAGAGCAGAAATATTTAAGAAGTTTTTAAAAAAAGAAGGTCAGAACTTAAAGGCATCTGAAGTTAAAGAGATGTTAATTGATAATGGTGCAGAATATATTCGTAAGCATGGCGATTATACTGCAAGATTATGGAAAATACCTAAACCTAAACTAGAGGATATTAAAGATCGAAATGTTAAATTCGACAAAAAACTCCCATCGTTTGACCCAGATAACCAATAAAACTTTTAAAATATTTGGTCCTCCTGGTACAGGCAAAACGACTAGACTAATTAAAATATTAGAAAAGTGGTTACGACTTGGAGTTAAACCGCACGAAATTGTTTATGTGTCTTTTACTAACAAAGCAATTAACGAAGCGGTATCTAGAGTATTAAAAAAGTTTAAAGATTACAAAGAAGAAGACTTTGATAATTTTAGAACCATACATTCTTTTTGTAAAAAACATTTACGAAGTGCTCAAGTGCTGGATCCTAAAACAGATATGTTAGAGTTTCATACAACGTTTGGAACGGTTAAAGCAGATCTTACTGAAGAAGATATGAATCATAAAGTATTTAATAATTGGTGTTTGAGAGTTTATGATAAATCTAGGAATATGTTAATTCATCCTGATGAAGGATTTAGAAGAGAATCTATGAAGAGAGCTCGATTTAAACAATACAAAGACATTGTAAGAAATTATGAAGCATTTAAAAAAGATCACAGGATAGATTTTACAGATATGGTACAAAAATTTATTAAAGAAGTACCTGTTCAAACTTATAAAGTATTTATTGTAGATGAAGCACAAGATTTAACTCCTCTTCAGTGGCAATTTGTTGCAAAGGTTGCAGACAAAGCTCATAGAATTTATTTAGCAGGAGATGATGATCAAGCGATCTATGAATGGAATGGTGCAGATGTACATACCTTTTTAAACTTTCCAGGTAGAGTGTTTATATTAAAGAAATCATATCGATTAAATAAAGATGTGCATTTATTATCAGAACAGATATTGAAATTAATTCCTATGAGACAGGAAAAAGAGTTTACATCTAACGATGTAGAGGGTCATATTGCCAGGTGGTCAAAGTTTAACGAAGTGCCTTTCGAACAACTATCTGGCAACTGGCTTATTCTAGGTCGGGTTGGAGATTGTGTGAATGAATTAAAAGAAATGGCAAGACAAAAAGGATTATACTTTCAAGATATGAGAGGTAATAAATCTTTTAATATCAATAAATGGAATGCAATTAATTATTGGAGAAAACTAATTGGTGGAGAAACTTTAGTTAGAGAAGAAGTAGGCGTGTTATATGATTTTATACAAGAGATTGGAAGAGGTTGGCGTAAGATTGATTCGAAAAATTGGTCTACTATACATCCTAATGAACCATTAAATTTAGAAAAGCTATATCAATGTGGATTAACCTCAACAGAAAAAGAGTGGTGGAAAGTTTTAAATAGAAAATTTACATCTAGAGACTTGGATTATTTTGAAAATGTGTTAAGTAAAGGAATTGAACTTAATGACAAATCCAATATCATTATCGATACGATTCACGCAGTTAAAGGAGGTGAAGCAGATAATGTTCTTATTTATGAAAAAGCTAATTGGCCTTCTAATTTTTCAAATAAAAATGGTGTGGAAAAAATGGCAGAAGCTCGTGTTTGGTATACTGGAGTTACTAGAGCAAAGAAAACACTTCATTTTTTATCTACTAATCATGAGTATTATTTCCCTATTGGCAAAATATTATCTAACTATGTAAGGAGCAAACATGACAACTAAAGAAGATCTTGAACGAGTGTTTCCATCTAACAGACAAGAAGGTGGTGATCATTACAGTAAACACACAATACAGCCCTATACATTTATAACAGAAAACAATCTTTCTTTTTTTCAAGGAAACGTAATTAAATATGTTGTGCGTTACAAAGATAAAAATGGAATAGAAGACCTAAAAAAGATAATTCATTATTGTGAGTTAGAGATAGAGAGGATGAGAAATGCTAAATAAGGAAATTATACCTTTATTTTCACATAATATTTTTAAATATAGAATTGATCCTAAATTATTTAACAAGAAAAAAATTTTAGATACTATTAATTCAAATTATAATAAAAAAAAGTATAGAAACAATTGGGATCACAATCAAGTTTTTCCTAGTAATTTTCATCACAGTAATAAAGATGAAGACAATAAAAATTTTTTAATCCCAGATTATTCTTCACTATTACCTATTTACGAAAATATATTTAAAAACTTATATACTAATTTAAAATTTAAAACGGGTATTAAATTTAATTTTAGTTTTGACATTGTAAATTATACTTGTAGTGATGAAGATCAATTTATGAGAAAACACGACCATGTTAGAGATTCTGATTTTTCTTGTGTTCATTATTTACAATTTGATAATGAACATGCACCTACTGTATTTTACAATCCAAGTGAATTTATAGGTAGAGAAACATTAAAACTTTTAAGAAATAACTTTTTTAAAAAGTTAGATGATAATTATTTAGAAAATTCAGGTTATTTTAAATTATTAACACTGCAATGTGAAGAGGATGATATGATTATATTTCCATCACATTTAGAACATGCTGTACCTCAAGTAAGAGAAAAATATAAACAAAATAGAATAACAATAGTTACAAATACTCGTATTGAATGATGAGTAAACCTATAGAAATACATACCAATTTATTTGGCAGGCTAAAAGAACATAAGGTGGATATTAAAACTGCCGTAGATGTAGGTTGTTATAAAGGAGAATGGTCTAAACGATTAAAAAAAATTTATCCAAACGTAAACTTATACTTAATTGATGCCTCTGATACATATGCAAAAGAATTAAATGAACTAGGAACTTTTATTAGTGCATATGTAGGTCAAAATGAAGAAGAAAGAGATTTTTATCATAGTGATCAAAGTGAAACAGGAGACTCTTTGTATTTAGAAAACTCTAATATTAAATTTAATTCTAAAAAAATTAAAACTAAAAAATTAATGGATATAATTCCATTTCAAAATTATGATTATATAAAAATGGATGTGCAAGGAGCAGAACTAGAAATTATAGAAGGTTCTTTACCTTTGTTTACAAAAACAAAATGGGTTCAATTAGAATGTCCTATTCATCCTAATAATGAAGGAGCTCCTAATTTTGCACAAATTATTAATTATATGACAAATAGCGGATTTGAAACCTTTGATATTGAAAATATATTTTACAATAGGAAATTAATGTGTATAGATTTTCTTTTTAATAATATTACTTTACCAAAAGTAACTGCCTTAGAATCTAAAACAATAGAATATAATATAACTAAATGACTACACAACTAACATTTACACAGACTGAAAGTGACTGGACACCGCCCACCGAATACCCAGACTTAACAAACAGATCAGTTATCGCAATTGACTTAGAAACAAGAGATCCAGATATAAAACAAAAAGGACCAGGTTGGGCTACAAAAAATGGAGAAGTAGTTGGAATTGCTGTAGCTGCAGATGGATTCAAAGGTTACTTTCCTATTGCACACGAAAAGGGACCAAACTTAGATCCTGGTATGACTTTAAAATGGTTTGCAAAAATGATGGCGTCAGATGCAGACAAGATTTGTCATAATGCTTCATACGATATTGGTTGGTGTAAAGCTATGGGTATCAAAGTAAATGGAAGAATCATTGATACGATGTTAGCTGGAGCTATTATTGATGAAAACAGAAGAGGTTATTCTTTAAATGCATTATCTGCAGAGTATTTAGGTGAAGTTAAAGTAGAAACAAAATTAAGAGAGAAAGCAGAAGAGTGGGGTCTTGATGCAAAACAAGATTTGTGGAGATTGCCAGCAAGCTTTGTTGGAGAGTACGCAGAACAAGATGCAGAACTAACTTTAAAGTTATGGAGAAAATTTGAAACAGAAATAAGAACTCAAAACTTACAAACCATATTTGATATGGAAACTAAATTGTTACCTATCTTAATTGAAATGCGAGAGCATGGAATCAGAGTGGATTTAGATAAAGCAGATAAAATGAAAAAAGTTTTTGTTCAAGAAGAACAGAAAAAAGTCAAAGAAATCAAAGATTTAACAGGTGTTGATGTAGAAATATGGGCGGCGGTATCTTTAGCGAAAGCTTTTGACGCACTTAAAATACCTTATGATCGAACAGAAAAAACAAAAGCACCTAGCTTTACATCCAATTGGCTGTTAAATTGCACTCATCCTTTAGCTAAACTTGTAAGAGAAGCTAGGGAGATGAATAAATTTCATTCAACATTTATCGATAGTATATTTAAATATGAACATAAAGGACGAATTCACGCGGAAATTAATCAGTTACGTAGTGATAATGGGGGGACTGTTAGCGGTAGGCTTTCTATGTCAAACCCAAACCTCCAACAAGTACCAGCAAGAAACAAAGAATTTGGAAAACAAATTCGATCATTATTTTTGCCTGATGAAGGAACCAAATGGGGTTCATTCGACTACTCTCAACAAGAACCAAGACTTGTGGTGCATTATGCATCTTCAGTCGATTCAGGATTCGAAGGATCCTTTGAATTAATTAAAGCATATGAAAAAGAAGACACGGACTTTCACCAAGTGGTTGCTGATATGGCTGATATACCTCGATCGCAAGCGAAAACAATCAATCTTGGGCTCTTTTACGGAATGGGAGCTGCGAAGTTATCGAGAGAACTTGGTATTGATACGGAGTCTGCGAAAAATCTTTTAGCAGAATATAATCGTAAAGTACCTTTTGTAAAACAACTTGCGAATCGTTGTATGGCGGTTGCAGATAAAAAAGGTTGTGTGGTGACGATACGAGGAAGACATTGTAGATTTAATATGTGGGAACCAAAGTCGTGGGGTGTATATACTCCAATGACATTGCAAGAGGCATCTTCTAAATACGAAATGCATCAATTGAAACGTGCAGGAACTTACAAAGCATTAAACAGATTGATACAAGGTAGTGCAGCAGATCAAACTAAACAAGCGATTATAGATTGTTACGACAACGGCCACAGGCCACTGTTACAAATTCATGATGAACTTTGTTTTAATATTACATCAGACGAAGATACAAAAACAATTCAATCAAAAATGGAACACTGTTTAGATGACGTACCTATGAAAGTCCCTTCAAAAGTTGATATTGCAATTGGTGATAATTGGGGCGATGCCACTTAGAATATTACACGTAAGAACATCTAAAACAGCTAGCACTGCATTACAAACGTGGGTTGGAATAAATCAAGAATTTATTAAATCCACAGATAATACAAAATGGTTGAATCAGCCCAATAATCAAAATAAATTACAAGATAAACAATTTAATATTTATATAACTTCTGTAAGAAATCCATATCGAAGAGCTTATTCGCAATACAAATATTTAATAAGAGACAATAATTGGAAAAAATATTGCACTCCACAATCTTTCAAAGAATTTTTAGAAATTGATTTTACTAAAATTAACCATCAACATTTATCTACCCATATGACCCCAATAAGTTATTATTTAGGAAAATCTCTTAATGGTAAAACGGTTCATTACCTTAAAGCAGAAAGATTATATGAAGATATAGGTATATTATGTAAAACATATGATTTGAAACCGCCTAAAGAAAAAAAAATAATTTATGAAACTCATTATTACAAACCAGAGATGAATGAGCAATTTAAAAATAAAGAAATAAGAGAATTATGTTATAATAAATACAAAGATGATTTTATTAACTTTAATTACAATAAAGAAGATTACAAAGATTTATATCCAGAACAAGCGCACTTAAAAAGTATATATTGCGATAGGTGACAACTAGGGTGATGCAAGCTAAACTGTAGTAATGAAAAAATTTCTTAGTCCCGACACTGTTGTGGGTCAATGTCCTAATTGTAGAAGAGATACAGTGTTTGATGCTACAGAAGATGTGAACATTTATACCTGCGGACTTTGTTATAAAAAAGCAAAACAATGGAAGAATGGAAAAATACATTGGGCAGTTATTACCGATGATAACTCATATGTAGATTATCTTTAAGCGAAAAATATCCTTATAACAACATTCAATTTTAGGTTGTTTATACGACTACTAACTATTTAACCAGCAAAAGCGTGTATTTCGTAATCTGTGCTATTGCCATTTGCAGTTTCAAAATCTGATCTTGCAATCAGCTCTCTAACAACATCTTTAATTTGTCGAGAGATTGTCTGCATTTCATTTGTCACTTTGCCCTCTTCCATGAACTTAGTGTTCCAAAGAGACTCAAGAGCCATTTTCTTTGCTAAAAGTGACTGAGACGTTCTTACCATTCTCTATCTCCTCTATAGTTACTAAACATAAATGTTTAAGTATACCTGCTGAATCCTTTTGAATTTTTACATTGTTAGAATTCAGCTGTTTAATGAAGTTATCAATTGCCTGCTCATCTGACTCGGCCTCAACTTTATGATCGAGGTACGCTCCGAGATGTCGAGCTTGGATACGATACGACTTCATGGGATAATTTTAACTCCTTTTTATTGAAAAATCAAGTTTTTTTGCCTTTTGTGGTTTCGATGCACCATAATTCTCCATTGGTAATTGTCAAGCCATTTCTTTCTAAAACAGCCCTAATTTCAATAGCTTTTCGTTTACCTGCATTATCACAATCACTTAAAGACTTGTAATGAACTACAGGTTCTTCCCAAAAATTCATACAGGATTCTCCCCATTGATTGTTATCCGCAAAACAAATCAAACCAAATAGTGCAAAAGTTTTTAACATTTTTTACTTGACCTTTCCTTATCATAACCTATATACATGGGATATGAATAAAACTTTAACCAATAGAGAACGTCTAATCTCTAAACTAAAACCTCTCGAGAAGAAAGGTAAAGTTACAATTAATTATGACACAGGTGAAGTAACATTACTAGGAAAATCGGAAGAAGAAAATCGTGACATACTTCAACGATTTATGTATTCAGATCCTAGAACTTGTTTACAAATAATGCAACAAATGTATGGAGAGACAAATGACAATAACTAAAGCTAAAAGTGTTTGTTTTAAATTATTCGTACGAGAGATTGATGATATCTTGAGTAAGATACACAATAAAAGTGTGGATGGGGATCCTTTAACGGAAAATCATCCTGAATGGTTTAGTGCTAGAGAAAGATTAATTAGCATTAAAGTCGGTGGACCACACTTCGGTACTTTCCCCATAAACTTTCAACTTGCAAATCATTTAATTTTATCTGAACTAGCACACAGAGAAAATTATTGTAAAGAACATCATGATGAGTATATTGAAAAGATGAGGTTAGTAAACTAATGGATAATATCGGTTTAGCTATATTTGTTTTATTCTTACTGTTATTTCCAAAACTATGTCTAGGATTACTTGCAGCAATTGCAGCATTTATTTTTGGCACAACATTTTAAGGAGAATATGAAAAAAAAATTAGAAAATGAAGATGCTATGTTTGCAAAACATCAAAGAGACTGGCAAAGACAAGTACAAAAATTTATGATTAAAGGTATACAACTTCATGAAAAAATAACTAATCAACCCATGATTTCAGGAATGCAAGAAACTTTGTTGTTTAGCATTATGTGGATTGAATTTGTAGAAGCGTATAAAAATTTAAGCCCTAGCACGTTAGATGCAGATGTAGATTTTCTAAAACATATGTTTGCTAAAGTCATGGAAGGAGATATTCCATTCAAACAAAGATGGCAGGATGGCGACGGATATGATGTTGGCCCTGCTGAAAATTTATATAAAAAACATACAATTAACTAAGGAGAAAAAACAATGGACATTAATAAATGGAAAAGTGTTGCTGTAAAAAAAGAAACGCACACACTCTTAACTGCACTCTGCACAATCAAAGAAAGGAATCCAGCACGAATGATATCCAAGCTGGTCAATGATTATGTAGAAATACTTGCAAAAAAGAATAAGCGATCGTTAGATGTTTATCGAAAGGAACTTCTTAAAAAAGGTTCTGATGCAACTAAATAAAATAAAAGATATATCGAATTGTACGGTGAATATTATCAAAGATAATCACCCTGGGATTTATTTTCTTTTTGATAAGGATAAAAAACTTATTTATATCGGAGAAAGTAAATTCCCTTTGATTCGAATACTCGATCATTATCATAAACATTATAAAATTCAGAAAGTGGGTGGTCGGCGATCTGGCTTTCAACAAAAAGGTATTGGTCCTGTATTTCATTATTTTAGAACGATGCATGTACAATCCGAAGATTATAGAATCCGACAACATTATGAAAAGCGATGGATCCGAAAATATGATCCACCTTTAAATTATAATACGAGAGCACTTGGTTATGATTTATCTTGGAAAGAAATTAATTCTTTTATTTATGTGTATGAATCTTTTTTTAAAACACAGATGACTTGGTCTCGTTATTTAAATGATGAAGTGTGTGCGAAAAGAGAAAGTTACATTACATTGAAAGCAAGAAAAAGAAAATTACGATATAACGCAACAGGGAGGTAGCATGAAAAAGAAAGACATTGATGGTTATTACTTTGATGGAAAAGATACTTGGATTCTATACAAAGTCGATAACAAAATCATTAGAAAGAAAATGAAACGTGCCTAATTTAAAAGGACAAGAAATTATTTGGAAAGGTAAATCCATTATATGGAAAGAAACATTGGTAGAAAAAATTATTAAACAAAGGAGGATACGCCATGTCATACTATTGGAAGGAGATGAAACGACGATACGACAAGATGAGAAAGCAATTAAAGAACATATTAGAACGTATTACTTATGAGAATCGAAAAGTGTTGGAGTCCAATTGGGATGAGAAACAAAATGAGGTTTGGACTCATGTGTGTATTTTTTTATGGGGCATTGCTGCAATCATTATTTCGGTAACATTATTTTAAAATTATATGACTGAATTTACGAAAGGTATATTTGTATTTTTAAAACTACAGCTACAGCATAGCTCATTGGCTCGAGCAATTATTTATACGGTAGGTCATATTTTTATTGCATCTTTATGTAATATTTTTATAACAGGTGCTGAATTACATTTAGCAACGGCCGATGCAATTATTGAGCCATTTATTAACGGAATCTGGTATTACTTACTAGATAAAACTTGGAGTAGGAGAATCTATACATCATGAAAGAATACGAAATCTGTGACACCTGTAAAGGGAACCATTACGAGACTGACGAAAACGGGAACTACCATTTATGTGGTGGCTGTGGAGGAGTAGAGAAGGAGAAGGAACACTCGACACTGGCCACTGGAACCGATCCTTACGATAAGGATTAACATGAAAAATAAAGTAAATAAAAAACATATGGAAGAAGTGTTAGAACTTCTTGCGAATCGTTTAAACAAAATAGAATATGCCCAGGTGACTTCTGCTATGTCTATGTTGTTTATTGGACACACTTTTGGCATGTCTGAAGATGGGTTTGAGTTTATTAATTTAGCTATTCAATCAAGAAAATCGGCTCATGAAAAAAGAATTTTACGAAAAAAAGAAGATGTAAGGTCTTTACAAGCTAAGATAATTAAGTTAAGAAAGAAGGATTAAAACACTTATTTTTCCCCAAATGGTGATTTAATTTTTTGGATGTTAGAGGAGGATTATATTTTTCCCTTTGTTAGTCCTCCTCGACTTCTATTGCATTTCTCTCCAAAATCAACTAATCCTCGAATAAACATGGAGCTACATGAATTTAACAAACAAGGTGTTAAAAGTATTGGGTATGGGATTGTCAAGTGAGATGCTTAAAACAAATTTGACTCCAGAAGTGAAACTGTGGAGAGCTGTATTGACTATGGCAATTGAAGATGTGCTGAATACAAGTCAAACGCGAAACGAATCTATTGCAAAAGCACAAGCGCATGATTGGTTTATTGAAAACTCTAATGACTTCCAGAACGTGTGCTATAACGCTGGTTTAGACGCTGATTGGGTACGGGATAGGTATATTTTGGCACTGGACACTGGTTTAATTAGATTCACTCAAAAACAACACCTTTTTGTCCGATATTCGACTAAATACAATCAACTTAAGGAGGAAAAAGACCCAAATGTACGTAAAAAACTACAAAAGATTATTGAAAAACTGCGCAAAAAGTTATTTGAGAGCTAGAAATCCACAATTTAGAAAATTTTGGAAAAACCTTTACTTTAGGATTAAATACAGATATGCTAACTAGTGACTATGTGTCGAACAATCAACATGGGGAATATGATGAAATATTCCTTTAATAATAAAAACGGATACCGATTCGTTGATACCAGACCTCTTTGTGCTAATTGTAGAGAAAAGAAAGCTGACGTCATGAAAGACAATTATTTCTTCTGTGGCGACTGTGCTTTGGAAATGCAAAACAGCAGAAAAACCACAAAAGAGTACCTTATTTCACAAAAATTACAAAAGACTGACCTCTAAATAGATATTTTTACCCTTTTACTACTTCACTACCTCCAAAAAAAGTCTGACATACGTGACAAGACCTCTATTTTAGACATAAGACATTGAATATATTGAATAATACCCTGTCACAAACACTCTAAATCTGTGACATAGACCTGACATACCTGACATAAACTATCTTGTGGAATGAATACCTAAATGGTTCATGAATCTTGAAAAGGATAAAAAGATCTTATTGGACTAGAAAAACTTGACCGATTTGAGTATGATGTGGCGATGCCTAAAAAAGCTAATATATTAAAAACTGTACATGAACTAACTCCTAAACAAAGAAAGTTTGTGGATACACTTGTTGCTAATTGGGGGGCTATCTCTAAATCTAAAGCAGCGGAAGAAGCTGGATATAAATCAAAAACTAAAAATGGTTTATCAGAGATGGCATCAAGATTAACTAATCCAAATTTAAATCCTCATGTGGTTAGATATCTTGAAAAGAAATTAGCACAAGAAGAAGCAAAGTATGGAAACAAACTTCGTTCCTTTAAAAGATTAGAAAAGTTTGGCGACTTAGCCGTAGATAAAAATCAATTTGCAGCAGCAATTAATTCGGAATTTAGACTAGGACAACTAGCAGGAATGTATGTAGATAGAAAAGAAGTAACTCATAATATGTTGGAGGGTATGTCTCGTGAACAACTTGAAAAAAGGTTATCCGAATTGGAACAAAAGATCGGTGATGCCAAAAATATCATTGACGTCACGCCAGAAGAAATTGTGGAAGAGTAAAGAGCCATCTGATTTTTTCTTGTTGTTTAATGAAATACATAACGCTCATTTAATGAGCACTAACGTGGGAAGTGTAAGTGTAAAGATAGATGGCAAAAAGAAAAATAACAATAAATAAAAAATCAAAAGATTGGAAATCTCGTTATCCTCTCGTTGAAGTCCATTGGTATGATATATCTGCGGACGCCTCCTGGCATACTCTGAAGGAGCTTGCTGAGAAAGAACTTCCTGTTTGTGTTTCAAAAGGACATCTGTATTCTCAAAGCAAAGGTGTTACTAGGTTGTTTGGTGACTATTCTTTAAATGATAAAGACACTATTGACGACATCGGAAATAGCACAATTATACCTAGCTGTGTGATAAAGGAGATAAAAAAGATATGAAAGAAGCAAAAAGATTAAGAATTTTACAAGCCCAAAAGCAACTCAAAAAAGAAAAAATTAAAAAGTTTTTAAGTAAAGTATTACCTTTTTCTGTTTGTGTTTTACTTGGTTTAGCACTCATCTTGACCTATTAAAATGGCGTTAAGAAAACGTGAATCAAAGCTGTTTGACCGATTAAAGAAGAATATAAAAAACGTACATTTTACAAGGATAGAAAGCTCAACTATTAACGGAATACCTGATGTTCATGGCACTGGTTCTGGTCATTCTTTTTGGCTTGAATTAAAATCTAATACTGGCAAGTTTCCGAAGCTTGATAAATTCCAAATCGCTTGGTGTTACGAAGAATACCGACATGGTGGTAGAGTTTTTATTCTGTATCAAGCCCTCTCGCAGGGAGCCCTAGAACTTTACAGCGTGCAAGGTATCCCTACCGACAGTAAAAACCTCGTTCTCGTACACTCGCTACCCGACCCTGTTCCCGTTTCCCGTTGGGATGAGCTCAGGTCCTTCCTGATCCATCACTAGCCTCCTCCCAGATGGTGAGCTGCAGCGTGGTCGGTATCCCGTTTCCCGTTCTCGTTTGTTAATCCCGTTTCTCGTTTATTAACGGACACCGCAGGATCCTCCTTCGCAGCTCAGGATGCTGGTGCGGAAAGAGTAGCTCAGTTCCCGTTTCCCGTTTGACAAAGAACAACAGATTGGTTAGGTTTTGGTAAGCAGCGTCAGGACCAGCTGCGAAGCAACCGTTTCCCGTTTCCCGTTCTTACACGAATGGGCGTGTAATAACTAATAAGCATCAGGAGCGTCCTTCGCAGCGAAGCTCATTCCCGTATCTCGTTGGTCGGTGGCGAAAGGCAAATGGTTAGGGAACACAGGACACCATCCTTCTGGCAGCTCAGGAAAAAAATAAAAATTAGCTCTTGACATTCAGGTTTACATATCTTATCTAGATGGGATAACTTTAACAAAGGAGAAACAATGACTAAACCACAACAGTTCGTCTACTTCAAAGATCTACAGAAGGGGGACGTCATCAAAACGAATCACTTACATCCGCTGCATCATGTGACTGCGAAGGTGATGGAATCACCGCGCCAGGGTAAAGGAGTCAAGAAAACACTTCTGTGTGAAGTCCACGGTACTCAGCTAGGATTGTTTGATGAAGTAGGATCTATCTACAGCAAACAGGCGCTGCTGCGTTTGAATGCCGACAACACAACTTGGAGCAGGATTCTTCATGACTAAGATGGATGCACCAGAAGCGGGACAGGAATATCTCTTGGTTGGGGGATCCAAAGATAAATGCATTGCCAACGGCAACAGCTGGGCGGAGAGTAAGGTGAAGAAACGTTACCTCGTTCTCGTATCAGATGTCGTTGCTCGTAGGGTCTACGTTGAGGCCTCGTCGGAGAAGGAAGCTCTGGAGGCTGCGGACTACGGTGAGTGGGAGCTGCCTGCAGATGTAGAAAGCGAAGAGGTGGTGGAGCGTCAGGCGGTTGAGGTTCTCGATGTGGAAGAATGATGAATGTGGTTTCTAATTCTCGTACTGTTAATCGTCAGCGTCTCGTTGACAACCGATGCCGATTGGGTAACCTTCGGCGTCGGACTGCTGGCTCTGGCGATGGCAGATGGGCTGATGAACTTTTTTTAAATACAACCAAAAAGTTAGTTGACAAGTTCTCTTATTATGATAAGACAGAAGAAAACAAAACTTTAACAAAGGAGTTACAATGGGGTTAGATATGTACATGTACAGCACTGACAAACGTATAGAAAGTTTGGAAGTGGAAAACAGAGAAAAGAAAGAGGGAGAAGAAGAGCAAGAAAGGGAGTTAGGGTATTGGCGAAAGCACAATCGTTTGCATGGTTGGTTTGAGGAGAAGTGGTGTAATCGTCATAGTGATGTTGACACCGATTTCAACTGTGTTCGGTATTACCTTTCTCGTGATGAGTTGCTGAATTTGGAAAAAGATATTAAGGAAGAAAAGTTGCCCGCCACGCAAGGTTTCTTCTTTGGCAATGATAGTTACTCGTATGATGAACATGAGGAGCAGAAAAAATATGACTTGGACATCATTGATAAAGCAAAAAAAGAACTTGAAGCTGGTCGCTTTGTGTACTATTCAAGTTGGTGGTAATTAAGTTTCTCGGTGGCGAGTAGCACTCTCGCCACCGTTCTTGGCTGATGAATTCTCGGATAGCAGAATTCACCAACCAAGCTCGTACGGAAAAAGATAACATCGCTTCGGTTGGAAGCACGGTACGGTCAGCACCAAGGGGAGTTTCCCAAAGCTGACCACAATATGAGTGGTCTTTTGTCAGAGTAGCTCCTGTTTTAGACCACTCGCCCTAATCTCGTTCTTTCTCGTTATCAAACATTTCTTAAAATCTTGAGGGTACTAGGATACCTCGCAACCTCGTTTCGTCAATTCTCGGGCATCTATGGAAGACTTTTTTAAGCAGGCAGCACCCAAAATGGCAGGATTGCAGAAAATCTAAAAAATAAAAATGTAAAAATTTTATCCACAAACCAAGTAAAAAATAATTAAAATTTATTTTTTATAACTATTGTAATTTGTAAAAAAATACTTATCTTATCCAAGATAAGATAAAATAATTTATCTTATTTAACTTAACAAAGAGGAAACAATGACAACAGTAAAACAAAAAAATCTGCCGACAGTAAGTCAAGCAGATAAACGTGTGCTTAATTCATACGTTGCTCAATCTTACTTATACAAAAAGTATAGTAAGTTAAGAACTGATACTAAAGAAATTGTATCGGGAATTTTTGATAGAGCAAAAATCAATATCATAATTCTTGATAACAAATCTTTTGTTCAAAAAATAAATCGTAATCAAAGGCGATTCGATTCCACTTCTTTTATTGAGTATGTAAATAAAAGTGGCGACAGTGAATTAATCGACATGGTTAATAAATTCTATAAGTCAGTTGATACAGTAGAGTTTAAACCATTTAATGCTGATTATGATTTAGCCATGAAAAAAGATTTAGGGGGTTTTGATGTCAAATAAAAACTTACCTTCTTTATTCAGTGCTATGTTAAGTGAAAAAGTTGATAGTAAAAATATCGACTTAAATCGAGTACATAGTTTAATGCAGAATGAAAAATTCAAATCATTAAATTATGAGATACTTTATAAATTCCTTGAGAGTGCTGTTGAGGAATTTATACTTACTAACAATGGCAACCCACTTGCTGATGACTTTAGAAATAGAGTTGTTAATAAAATGGGTGATGTGTTGAACTTGTTACTAACTGGCAAAGTTGCTGATGAGCAAGATAAACATTAAATACACTGATGATATTCCCCCGATTGTTTCGGGGGTGTATCTACTCATTAACTCAAAGAATAATAGAGTTGATTATGTTGGGTGTTCGAGGAATGTGTATCAATGTGTTATGGGTAGTTATCACTTAAACCCCAAGATACATAAGTTAAGAGTATTACAATGCTCATGGAATAACTTGCGGTACTACCAAAAAAGAATAGCCAATATGTTTAGACCTAGATTAAACTCTATTAGATAAATCTATACCGATAGAGGTACCATCGCCGATCTGGAATTAGGATCGGCGATCGGCAACCCCCACCCCCTTTTGCTTGATTTATGGTACCAGCGACGAAGACTTTACAGCCGATTACATACATGTATAGTATGCAAAATAGATATGTCGCACGAATTACTTACAACTGAACAGTTGCGCGATAGAGTCGAAAAATTATATATTGAACACATTAAACTGTGCCAAGATAATTTCTTGTATTTTGTTCAAACTGTTTGGCCAGATTTTATTTGTAGAAAAGAAAAGGACCCAAAGAAATGGGGCCACCATCAACATATTGCCGACGAACTTACTAAAATTTCAAAAGGTTTGAATAAGAGGCTCATTGTTAATATGCCCCCACGTCATACTAAATCTGAATTTGCATCCTATTTATTTCCAGCTTGGTTCATAGGGAAGTTTCCTAAGAAAAAAATTATGCAGGTATCTCACAACGCAGAACTTGCAGGAAGGTTCGGAAGTAAGGTTCGTAACTTAATTGATAGCCCAGAGTATAAACAGATCTTCGGAGATGTTAAACTACGAGAAGATAGTAAGGCAAAAGGCCGATGGGAGACCAATCATGGTGGGGAATATTTTGCAGCGGGTGTAGGCGGTTCTATCACAGGACGAGGGGCGGACTTACTTATTATCGACGATCCACATACCGAACAAGACTCATTATCCGATTCAGCTATGGAGAGAGCGTATGACTGGTACAATTCAGGACCCAGACAACGTTTGCAACCAGGAGGAACCATTGTCGTTGTTATGACCCGTTGGGCTCAAGACGATATTACAGGAAGACTCATCAAAGCACAAAGTGAACCTAAAGCGGATAAATGGAAGTTAATAGAATTTCCTGCCATCTTACAATCAGGTAATCCTGTTTGGCCAGAGTATTGGTCACTCGAAGAACTAGAAGGTGTTAAGGCATCTATCTCACCTAGAAACTGGAATGCACAGTACATGCAGGACCCAGTGGCCGAGGAAGGCGCAATCTTAAAACGTGAATGGTGGCAGCCTTGGAAAGGACAGGTTCCAGATTTAAAACATATTATCCAAAGTTATGATACAGCATTTTCTAAAAAAGAAACTGCAGACTATTCTGCCATTACAACATGGGGGATATTTGAACCTAGTCCAGGGGAGAATGCTTTAATTTTATTAGACGCAGAAAAAGGTCGTTGGGATTTTCCAGAACTAAAAGCAGTCGCTATGGAAGCATATAAGTATTGGGAACCAGAGTCCATTATTGTAGAGGCAAAGGCCACTGGCCAACCGCTCATTCAAGAGATGCGTAGAGCAGGTATTCCTGTAATGGATTTCGTACCTACCCGTGGTAAAGATAAACATTCTAGAGTAAATGCTTGTGCTCCTGTATTTGAGTCAGGTAATGTTTACTATCCTCATGGAGAGCATTTTGCAGAGGAAGTTATTGAAGAATGCGCAGCATTTCCTTATGGTCAGTATGATGATTTTGTAGATAGTACAACACAAGCTGTGTTAAGATATCGTCAAGGTAATTTCGTATCAACTTATATGGATGAACCAGAACCAATGAAAATTGAAGGAGAATATAAATACTATGCCTGATAAAAAGAAAAAGAAATCCGAAATGGAAGAAATGATTGAATCATTTGAAAACGACAGAACTAAAGGTCTTCCACAAGAAGCTTACGAACAAGAGGATCAAACGATTAGTTATGAAGCACCTAAAATGAACATGGGTGGAGAGTGTCGAGGATCCAAAGCTATTAAAGGAAAAAAATTTAGCGGAGTATTCTAATGGTTGAAAAAAGTAAACCAAACATAAAAATTAAACCTATTGCTAACATAAGTTCTTATAAATCTACTCCCGCAAAAAATGTTAGTGTAAAAGGAAAAGCAGGTATGTATGGTTTACAAGGAGAAGCAGATTTAGGTAAAGGCTTTAGTATATCTGGCATGCTAGGAAAACAATTTGATAAAGGTAAAGTTAATTTCCCTGGTGGTTCTGAAAGTTGGAATGCAAAAATTCCTGATGAATGGAATATACAAATTAAATATAGTAAAAAGTTCGGGGAAAAAGCAAAACCTGATTTGTCTAAATTTGTAGATGATAAATCTACAGGCGGTTTAATTAAAGGATATCCTAAGTTAGCTAAGAAAGGTTGGAAGTAATGGCAGATCTAATCAACCCACAAACTTTTATTGAGTCCATCAAGAAAGGTTCCGCAGCTCCTGTAGAACAACAAACAACTGTTGTTACTCCAGTAGAGGATTCGGATCCGTCGGCGGTTGGCGGGTTGATGGCGCTCGGTGCTACCGTGTTAGGAGCAACTGCTCTTGGAAGAAGAATACCTGGTGTACGAAATTATTTTAAAGTTTCCAAAGCACCTCCTAAAATAAATACTTACAGTATCAATAAACCTGTGGAAACAGGAAACCTACCAACGGCCACTGGACAAGCTTCAGAGTTAGTAACGACAGGAAGAGATTTAGTGGTATCGAAATCACGAATGGGAGAAGTACAAGACATTCCATTTTCTTATGGTGCAGGATACAAAGCAACCAATCCACTAGTAGGTTCCCCTGCCTTTGATCGAGTCATGGAAGCTCCTTTTGATAAAGCTCCAGCGAAACAATGGATTAAATGGTTAGATGATGCAAACCGAGGAGACCTACGAGTTACATCAGGACCCTTAGCAGGAGTTTCGCGACAAGTTCAAAGAGAGGAACTGGCAGACCTGAATTTATATTTAAAAGGACCCGATGGTCAGCCTTCAGGCTTTTTGCAATACGCTTTAGATAACAATCTAGAAATAGATCGAGATATGTTATTAACCACCATTAAAAACAGTCCGATTAATAAAATTAAAAAAGTAGTATTAGATATTCCAGGGGCTCCTGAATCCGATATTACTAAACTTCAAACAAGTTTTAGAAATATTATTGAAAAGATACCTGATGAAGGAAAAAGAAGTGCAGCAAAAATTTCTTACCAACAATCTATCGATAATATCTTTGATGAGAATTTTTCAAATTATCAGTTTGGAGGAGCACCTTTTTCTCCTCAAGATATTAATACACTACAACAAAAAGTAATAGATTTATCAAGAAAGGTTCCAGAAGTTTCTAGCGACGCAAGAGAATTTTTACGAAACTTTAATGCAACGGTTGGAGAATATAATTTAAGGGCAACTTCATTGTATCCACCTAACATCTTTAAATCAGGGAATATTACTTGGAATCCAAAAGGGGGAAGAAGTAAACCAGATTATTATCCAAGATATAAAGGATATGGAGAAGGTCAATATAATCTTCTTGGAGGAGAAAATTTTACAGAAAATGTTTATGTATTAGATTCTAAAATTCCTAACACAACCAAAGATGCTTTTAAATACGTAGAAGGTTCTCCACATTATTTTGATAATAAAGAATTAGTGTTTGCACGATTTGATGATTTACCTAATCCTAAATTAGGAGGAGTAAGACATATTAGATTATCAGAAGTTCAATCGGATTTACACTCAAGTGGTAAAGCAAGTAGCCAAGATACAAGAGAAAAATTTTTTAGGAACCGAGTTAATACGTTTAATGCAGATGCTCAGATTCAAGATATGAAAATGAAACGTCAAAAAATTTTAGATCAACTCACTCCGTATACAGAAATTGGACGAGGTGCATTAACACGAAATCAAGAACAAGCTAAGAGTCGATTGATGTATCAATTACAACAACTGGATAAAAATGCCTTAAGCACATTATCTAAAAGAGGAACTATTGAGGATACCACTTATGGTCCTTTAGGTGTAAACATGAATGATTATGTGATTAAAGATTTATTAAGAACGATGGCGGAGAAAAATATTAATGCCATCTCTGTAGTTCCTGCACCTATAAATCAAAACATAAAAGGTTTGTTCAGTTCTGGAAAAATTGGAAATGAAATTAATTATGGATTGATGGATGGTACAAGATTAACTAGAGTAGATGCTAAAGGAGCTCAACTTGGAAGAGGCCAAGAGGGATCCATCATAAAATCTTCTAAACTTTCTGATTTAAATGAATCTTTAAAAAGAATTGCAAAACAGTATGGAGCAAAGTATGAAATTATGCCTATGCCAAAATCTAATCCAAATAAAAGATTTAAATTAATTGAAGAAATAGAAGTGGCTACGGAACAACCAGATAATACAGCTATTCAATTAGGAAGAAAACATTTTAATACAAAAAAAGGGAAAAAATATATTTATGAAAATCATCTTGCAGCTGCGGATGACTTAGAAACTATTAATATGATTAAAGCTCAAACAGAGTCTAGAAATAGCATGAGAGGAAAGCTACAAGTAATTGAACTTAGTCCTGATAGTCCTAAAAATTATGAAATGGTTCCAACTTTAGTTGCTCCCAATGAAGTATTAAAGAAGTTTTTATTGCCTTTTAAAGCTTATATGTATGAGGGTGGTTTTGTAGATAAAACCAACATATTCAAACCAATATTGTAGATTTATTAATCATAATAGTTTACACTATTTCCATATACGTATATAGGAGGAAATCATGTCTAAGAAAAAACTAGGAAAAGCAATTGCAGCAGGTCTTGCAGCTTATGGCGCAAGTAAAATGCTCGGTGCTTCTAATAAAGCTAAACTAGCAGCAGCACAAACTGATACAGCAGATTTTGGATCTCAAATGGAGAACGACACTGTGTTAGCTCAAGGTACAAGAAAAAACTATGAAGCTGGAATTGCAACACAGAAAGCAAAAGAAGCTAATAGTCTTTTAGGTAGAACTAAGAAGTTTTTAAAAGAAGAAGTTTTTACAACGAATCCAAAAACAAAACTTAGAGACGTTTTACCAAGTTTTAAAGGTTCATCTTCAAGTGAAATGTATGGTCTAGAACCAGTAGGAGGAGCCAAAAAAGGTGGAATGATGAAAGCGGCTAAAGGAACTTACGTCACAGCTAAATGTAAGATGGGCAGAAATAAAAAAACTAGAATTGTATAATGGCAATTGAAAAAGATAATCCGATCAACGATGAAGTTGATGTGGAGGAAGAAGTAACTGTTAACTTTGATGAAGAAGGTGCAGACGAAGCACCTGAACAGGATTTTTATGGCAATCTTGCAGAAGAGATTGATGAAAGAGCCCTGCAACAGTTATCTTCTGACTTAATCAACGAATATCAAAAAGACAGAGAATCTAGAAAAGATTGGGAAGATGGCTACGTTAAAGGTTTAGATCTTTTAGGATTTAAATACGTAGAACAAAACAGACCTTTCAGAGGAGCAGCAGGTGTTACTCACCCAATGCTTGCAGAAGCTGTAACACAATTTCAAGCACAAGCTTACAAAGAATTATTACCCAGTGATGGTCCTGTACGAACTCAAATCATGGGTGCAAAAAATCAAGCCGTAGAATTACAAGCACAACGAGTTAAAGATTTTATGAATTTTATGATCATGGATCGTATGGAAGAATATACTCCAGAGTTTGATCAAATGTTATTTTATTTACCACTTGCAGGATCTACATTTAAAAAAGTTTATTATGATGCAATGTTAGAAAGAGCAGTTTCTAAATTTGTTCCTGCGGAAGATTTAGTGGTTCCTTACTATGCAACGGATTTAAAAGAAGCATCAAGAATTACTCACGTATTAAAACAATCAGAAAATGATTTATTAAAAAAGATGGCCTCAGGATTCTACAGAGAAGTAGATTTAATGAAGCCAGCAGAAAAAGATAATAAGATTCAAGACAAATATAACGAGATTGATGGAGTTAAAAAAGTAGAATCTACCGACATGCTTTATAATGTTTTAGAAATGCATGTTGATTTAGATTTATCGGACTACATAGCAGAGAACGAAGAAGATAGTTTAGGAATTAAAATACCATACATTGTAACTATTGAAGAATCTTCCAGAGAAGTTTTAGCTATTAGAAGAAATTACAAAGAAGGTGATCCTAAATTTGTTAAACAAGATTATTTTGTACACTTTAAATTTTTACCAGGATTAGGTTTTTATGGATTTGGTTTAATTCACATGATCGGTGGCCTGTCACGAACAGCAACGGCTGCGTTAAGACAGCTACTCGATGCAGGTACATTATCCAATTTACCTGCTGGATTTAAGTCTAGAGGGATGAGAGTTAGAGATGATGATCAACCCATTCAACCTGGAGAGTTTAGAGACGTCGATGCACCTGGTGGAAACATCAGAGATCAGTTTCAATTGCTTCCATTTAAGGAACCAAGTGCAACTTTATTTAATCTTTTAGGATTTTGTGTTTCTGCAGGACAAAGATTTGCAGCAATTGCTGATCAACAAGTCGGTGAAGGCAATCAAATGGCAGCTGTAGGCACTACGGTTGCTCTTTTAGAGCGTGGAAGTCGTGTGATGAGTGCAATTCACAAGCGTTGTTACTATGCAATGCGTCAAGAATTTAAACTTTTAGCAAAAGTTATTGCTGATTACCTGCCACCTGAGTATCCATACGCAGTTTATGGCGCAGATCAGATGATAAAACAGATGGATTTTGACGATCGAGTCGATGTTTTACCTGTTGCAGACCCAAATATCTTCTCAATGGCACAAAGAGTGACTCTTGCACAGACACAATTGCAAATTGCACAGTCAAATCCTCAAATTCACAACATACATGAGGCTTATCGACGTGTTTATGAGTCATTAGGGACTAAACAAATACCAGATTTACTAAAACCAGAGCCAGTTCCGACTCCAAAAGACCCTGCAATTGAAAATGCAGAGGCTTTACAGATGCAAATTCCTCAAGCTTACCCAGATCAAGACCATGATGCGCATATTGCAGCGCATTCTGCGTTTATTAGAACAAGAATGGTACAAATTAACCCTCCAGTGTATGCTTTGTTACAAGGACATATCTCTCAACACGTGTCTTTTAAAGCACAAATGGAAGTTCAGCAGATGATGCAACAAAACCCTGAAATGCAGCAGATGATGCAACAAAATCCTCAAGCAGTTCAACAATTATTTAATTCAGAAGTAGCTAAAAGAGTTGCACAAATCACTTCTGAGCTTGCGCAAGCTGAAATGATGGGTGATCAACAACAAAAACAAGATCCTTTGATTATGTTAAAGCAAAGAGAGCTTGATTTAAGAGCTATGGATATGCAAAGAAAAGCTCAAGAGGCTGCAGAGAAGATGGAGTTGAATTCTGATCAATTTGATGAGAAACTAGACTTTGAGAGATTAAAATTAGAAACTCAAGACGATCAATCGGATGAAAGATTGAAAGTTGCGAGAGAAAAAATGGAGAAACAAAATGTCGGGAAAAAAACTGGGCCTAGAGGGTAAGTATAAAAATTTTTACAAATCAATTGGAACTCTTCCAGCAGCGTCTGGAAATAAAAATACACTTTCAATCAATCCTATGCAAGATGATTTTAATAAAAGCATGGGTATGGGAACTACAGGTGCTTTTTTAACGAGAAGAGCTATATTAGGAGCAGGATCAAAAAACGCTTCCTCTCTTTTAGAAAAAGCAGGAAAATCTTCTGTAAAAGAAACATTTAAAAAAGCTAATATTATGGGTGCCACAGGTTATGCTGGATATGAAATAGGAAAAAATGATGGTTTAAATAAATTAGCAAAAACAACAAAAGAATTTATTGAAAAATCAAAAACCATGGGAAAAAAATATGGCGGTAAAGTTATGAAAAAAATGTTAATCGGTGGTCAAGCTAAAATTGATGCTAACAAAGATGGAAAAATTACTGGAGAAGATTTTAAAATGTTACAAGCAAAGAAAAAAGGAATGAAAGTAAAAAAAGCCAACCTTGGATTACTAATGGCTAATAAAAAAATTGCTGGAGCAGGGTTACTTGGTCTAGGTATGTTAGCTAAGAAAAAAGGAATGTTTAGTAAAGGTGGAGAAAGTAAAATTAAAAAAGTAATGGGTGAGTATAAAAAAGGCGAACTCAATATTGGTAAGTCTAAGAAAAAAGTTAAAAATAGAAAACAAGCAATTGCTATTGCGCTTTCTGAAGCGAGAAAGAAGCAAAAAAGTGGCAAACGAAAAGCATAAAATTTCTGGCAAAAGATCAGGGCCTCCTCCCCTAAGAGGCCCTAACCCTCAAGGAATAGATCCAACTCAAAAAGCATTTATAGATAAATCTTATACAGAAAAAGAAGTTCTTACACTGCATGATTTTAAAACAAATCGACAGCTTTCAGGAGAAAAAGATATTCAAATTTACAGAACACCTGAAATTATGTTAAAGAATAAAAGTAAAAAAACTATACGAACACAAGATTTAAATAAAGGTGGATGTCCTTATAGAGACAGTTCATTAAAAAATATGTATCCTGGTAATAATGGAATTCAAATTAAAGGATTTAAATTTACAGGAGTTAAATAATGTTTCCGTGGGGTTTATTAGGACAAGGACTTAAAGCAGGTCTAGATATTTACAAAAATAAGAAAAAATCAGAAGTAGCTATGTCTGAAGCTGCATTATTACATGCAGAAAAGATGAAGCGTGGAGAAATTGAATACACGGGTAAAGTTTTTGAAAATCAGAAAAACGATTGGAAGGACGAATTCGTACTTTTGACAATTTCATCACCTCTGTTTTTATTAGCGTATTCTGTATTTGCAGAAGACGAAAAGATGCAACAAAAAATCGATCTTTATTTTCAAAAATTACAAGAAATGCCTTGGTGGATTGTTGGCCTTTGGGTTTCAGTTGTGGCTGCCATATATGGACTTAAAGCAACTGACGTAATAAACATGAATAAACAAAAATGAGACTTTTCTGGACAATAGCTGATAAATTTGCTACGTGGTTATCTAACAAATGTTGGCAAAAATTATATAGACGTAGGAAATATTGTACATGCAAGAAGAAATCGTAGAAGGTTATTCTACCGTAAAAAAAGTAGCTAATAAAAGAATTGAAACGCTCAAAGACACTCTAGTGTACTCCGTTGACAATGTGGAGCAACTTCACTATATTAGAGGACAAATCAAATCCCTAGAGGATTTGCTTCAGGATCTTAAAGACCTGCAGCTTAAACAGGAGCGATTAAATGACGGAGAGCTTAGAGGCTTCGAAAGAAGTACCTAAAAAAAC